TTACAGGCTCATGACGAGAGTGAGATCGGAACCGGGGTTTGTGGTGCCGACTCCGACGACGTCGAGGCTCAACTGATCGCCCGCATGCAGGACGGGAAGGCCGAAGCCGTCCACCACTCCCGATGTCGTGGCTCCCGGTGAGAACTGCACTGTTGTGTACGGGTTGCCGTTGAGGTTGAGCTGGAGAGTTACCCCGGCTCCGGTCGGTGCTATGCGGAGGATCGCGTAAATCTGGCCTACGACGCGGTCCACATCGACGATGACGTCTGGCGCGGCCCCGGTCTGGATGGCAAGATAACCTGTGATCTGGAAGGAATACTGCCCTCCGCCCAAGGTACGCAGGCCGTTGTCGTCGCTCGTGGTCAGAGAGACGGTCGATACGGCGCCATCTCCTAACGAATTCGTCATGTAGAGCTGCGTGGATGCGACTCGGGCGGCCGGCAACTGGAGGCTGTACTTCCAGTCGCCGCTTGCGGAACTCCCGAAGAAGTTCTTGACGAAAGGCACAATGGCGACCTTTTCACTTAAGATGTAAACACCCGCCGTGACTGCGTGCGAGGATGCTGCGGTGGTATGCAGCCCTCGCTGCACTGTTGTGTTACCGCCTGAGTCCGTTGTTCCCGCCTGCATGATCTCGGAATCGATCTGGACCAAAGTCCCCGAGGCAATTGTGGAAGCGAACAGGATCGTCGTATCGGTAGCTGCCACGGCTGCGCTCAGGGCGGTCGGTGCGGCCCCGTTGATTTCGTCGTAATAGAAGAATCGATAGGTCCCGCCAACGATGCTGGTGGTGTTAATCAGGCTCGAAAACGCGATGGATCCCAGATCGAGCCCGCCTCCCAGTGTCTGTGAAGGCGAGATGCCAAAGGACGGCGCGGGTGGAACGCCGGAATCGGCAGCCAGGCCGCCGGATTCGCCGATAATCCAGCGGGTCAATGGAGACAAGGAGTAGTCGGCTTCCTGATTCACAACGTTGGCGGCGCGCGCCGAGATTTGAACGCCGGATCCGATTCGCTCCGGAATATCTACAGGAACGGGACTCGTGCTTCCCGTACCACCCAGCCTCCACGAGTTTTCGCAAACGGTGAAAAAGCTGGTAGCGTCCGGCTCCGGCGACCACGCCGAAGAAATGGTAAGCATAGATGAGGTATTGGTCGCAATAGAACGTTCCTGGCCTGCGCCGGTTCCTCTGGTGATCCTTACGATGGACCCGGCGTAGCTGTTGGTTATCAGTTCCAGAACCGGATTTCCGATTGTGGTCAGCGAAAACGCCGCGGCCTGGATCTCAGGCAGCAGTTCCCAACGCCAATAGATATTAGCGTGGTCGAACGACGGATCGGGCGGCAAAGCGGTCAGCGGAGTCAAACCGGTATCGGTGAACGATGTCTGTGGCGATTGAGCCGAAGCAATCCGGAACAACTGTCCCGAGCCGGTGCCCCTGTAGGCATTAAAGCTCGCGGTTCCGACAGGTAAGGCGAGACCATCGATAATTACAGAGTTAGTGTTTGTATCTTGCGTAGTGGCCGCCTGAGCCACGAACGACAAAGGCCCTTCGCCACCGCCGCTGTCTATAGCGCTGAAAGCGTAGAAGTAGTTCTGCCCGCCTGCCAAAGTGCCGCCGGTCTCGCTGACTACCGGGACAAGCCCTACAAGGGGGGCCGTCAGCGTACCTGTCTGGCTGCCCGGCATTGTGAAGGCCACGCTCAACTGCACATCGGTTACGCCATCGCTGCCGGCGATCTCGCTTTCGGCGATTCCAAGTTGAAGGTTGCCGTAGGAATCGACTGTTGTGCCTCCCAAAGGTTCCGGCAATCCGGAATTCTGACCGGTCTGCCATCCCGTGCCCCCGATAATTCCCGTCGCTGCATCTGTGTACCACAAGTCGTCGTGATATTGCGCGGAAATGACGGCGGTTCTGAAGCTCGGCCCGGAGGATACCTTCAGAATACGGAAAGGAGTGCGGTTTAGGTTCTCTTTGGCGTAGGTAACGGTAATCAGATCTCCGGGCAGTAGTCCAAGAGCCTTAACACTGGTCTCGAATTCGATATAACGATTTCCTTCGATACCGCGATTGAGCGCCAGTAGGAGCATCCGTGAAGCCTGGCTGAAAGTCGAAATCCCGACCGCATCCCAGATTGCCGCAATCTCCTGCCCGCAAAGGTCTACATCGTCCTCGTCGGCGAGAGAGAGACTGTCCTGCTGGTATTGATTAAACAAATCCTGGAATTCAATGGACAGCCTGTTGGGAGTGTCCTGAGCGCCTTTTGAACTCAGCTTCACGCTGGCGCTGCCATCCTTGTTCCGCGCGATAGAAGTCGCATCGAACTCGTAGGCCGGCCAGCCGCCGTTGAACTGCTCTGTCGAATTGCTGTTGGCCGGTTTCGACGGCTGCTGCAGGGCAAATGTGTTCTCGACCCGAGCTTCCAGAACGCCCGAGGTTCCCAGAACCACGTAAAGCCGCGCGCCATTTCGAATAGACCGAATCAGGTCGCCCGCGCTCCTGCTGTCTTTCAAAGCAAAATTACACTGGAAACGCGGAATCTGCACATTGCCGCCGACAGGGTCGTCGGTAGTAATCAGCTGGTCGGCATAAGCCGCTGCTGTGGCGAAGCTCGCAGTATCCACATCTTCATATGAGTACCCGCATCGCATGAGCATGTCGAGCAGGACCCATGCCGGATTACTCGAAAACTGGGTGCCCAGGAAGTTGCCGCTCGTGTCGTACTGGCCGAGCTTGAGCCCCTGCATCAACACCTGAACCGCTGGTATGCTTGTGCCGTCGCTGATGCGGTTAGGGACAACTACGGAAAGGCATGCCATGCTGCCAAAAGGATCGCCAAGAGGGTTTCCGCTTGCATCGGCGAAGTTCGGGTCCTGCTTTCCGTTGCGGATGCCCGGAGTGATGATGTTATACCACCCGCTGGCCGTCATGTTGACGCCGTTGACGCCCTGAGGGATCTCGACGTCGTTAACCAGCACTGTGAGAATGCCCTCGATTTCGCCCATACCGAGCAGAATCTCCATACGGGTGAGGTTGCCGTCGTTGCGGAGGAATACGACATCCGGCACGTGCCACTGTGTGCCATAAACAAGCGGAACAAAGTCGTTGTAGGCCGCGGTATTGTCCTGAACCGCGGAGAGCGAATAGTTCTTCTGTCCGGCGCCCCGAACCAGGATGGTCGGCGGGATGTATTCTATCCCTCCGAAGCGACCTGTGGTCCTGCCGCTGGAATCGACAGTGAACATGCCCCGAGTCACGCAGTCCGAGCGCGAGTAGGAGCAGGTAGTGTAGGGAGATCCCGCATTCAGATTGCCGGTTCCGTTAGGCTGATCCGCCGAATAACCGCAACGATAGAACGGCGAATAGATGCCTTTGACCGCGCCGCCGTCCACCGCTTCGATGCGCTGCGCTTCGGTGGCGGGGAACCGCCACGGACACATTCGTTCCACTCGAACGTTCGGCAGAATCGTACGCTGCATCGAGATGCGATTCATCGCGCTTAGCCGGAAACTGTTCTCGGTGATGGACTCAGGCGGGTTCATCAGTCCGCGGAAAACGGTGAGTGCGTTCGTCGTTGCCGCTCCCGCGATCAGATCCACGAACACGACCTGTACCGTCAGGCTGGCGCCCTTGAACCCGATCTCGTGCTCGAGCTGCGAGAGATAAGAGTCGGCGTTCGCAAGTTCAAAGGTCAGTTTCGGGACACCGCCTACCTGGTTCTCCGATGCCAGTTGCGCTTCGAACAGGTTGTGGCGGAGCACCCGCGGCTCATACTGGATGCCGTTCCAGGTAAATGTGCGGCTGCTCCAGGACTGCACGGACCCGTCGATCATTGTGCAATCGAAGAAGAACAGAGGCGTATCGGAATTGAGTTGTTCTTTGGCTGTAAATGCGCTTTGCATGGGATTAGATACCGTTCAGATTCGTGAGATAAGGTTGACGGCGGCGCGCGACAAGCCTGGGGCCGTGCTGGTCACTGTGAGTTCGTCGTCCGCGAAATAGGTTTCTTCGTAAATCCCCGCCGCTGCCTGTGTCGGCTTGTACACCGACGGGGCAGGTTGCGCTTCCACCTGAAGGCCGAAGACCTGAATCGTCTGGCCCGCCGCAACCAAAAGGGAAAACGAAGACTGCGCTGCCCCGGCCGTGCCTGTACCCGAAAGGCAAACCCGGGTCCACTGGGTGCCGACGGTAACCGACGTGTTCGAACTATCGCGCTGCAGCGTTATGGCGCCCGCTGCGCTGCTTTTTACGTATGCGCTGAAACAGGCGACGTAATCGCCCGATATTCCCAGGGTCTGCGAAATCGACAGACTCCCCGGGCTGCCGTTCGCTATCGTTGTGGCCCTCTGCGTTCCGAGAGGATCGGTCGCGCCTGCCGTGATCGTTAATTCCGATGACTGCCATGCGCCGTTGCCCAGCGTCTCGCTCCATCCGAGCAGATTGGCCAGCGGATCGATGAACGTGAACGAGCCGAACTGCCCCTGCGCCGCTGTAAACAGCCCGCTGATGGCGCTGACTTCCGAGTCGCTCAGGTCCTCGTACCGCAACCTCCACATCATCTGACCGCCCGCGCTGTCGGCCAGTGCAATCAGTTCCCCGCTTTCCAGTTGATTGGTAATGGCGCGCCAATGCCGCGAACGTGAAAAAGGAAACTGCGTCACCACGCCGTTGCCAACTTGCGGATAGAAACTCATGCAACCTCCTCGATCTCGATGTCTGCATTGGCATTCATTTCGTCGTTGGTCCCCGCTCCGTAACTCTGATTGGAAATGATGCAGGAAGATGCTTGCGCTCCTGTCAGCGGGTCGGTGAAAGAGAAAATCCCCGTGCCCTGCTGCTCCAGGAACGCGACTACCGCGGCTAACTCCGTTTCATCGAGCAGACTAAGGCGGATCTTCCAGCGCCTCAACCCGGTACCGATAAGCCGGAATCTCTGCTGGCTACCGTCCAGAAACCGCACCGACTGCGTCTGAAACCGCACGGCCTTGTCGAGCGGATACTGCGCCACCGCGCCTGTTCGCAATGTTGGGAAAGCGCTCATAATCAGAGATCCGCCACTACGTTGTTAATCGGATGCATGTTGAGCATCGCCTCTCGCACCGCGCTCGCAATATCGTTGCTGCGGTCCATGAAGGACTGGCTGTCCATCGCGCTCACATTCACAGTGATTTGCGTTGAATTGCTGGTTTGGTTGCCGCTCGAACTCGAAGGCGCGGAACCGGCGCCGCTCCCGGAGCTCTGCGAGGGAACGGGAGTAGCCTGAACAACGCCGCTGATCGAAACCGGAGGCGGCGGCGTATAAATCGGAAGCGGCGCCGGACTCGAACTCCCTCCGAACAGGCTTGCAATCCCCGAAATAATCGGCGACAGCAACCCAAAACCACCCAGAAGGTTCGACGCGATACCGCCCAGCACGCCGCCCGCCGACGTCCCGGATTTTGACGATGTATTGCTCTGCAGTGCCTGAGTGTTCTCAGTAATCAGATTTGCCTGTTGCTGGTAAGCCGTCTGCAACTGCTGGATCTGCTGACCGGCCTGTGAAAGCGACGCCGCCAGATTTCCGTTATCGCTCGAAACTCCGACGCCGATCGTCGGCGGATTGGGTATTCCTCGCTGCCTCGAGGGCGCGATGGTCGAAACTACTTCTTCAATGCTGCGATGTGCCATCTCTTTCCTCCCGTTCCATCAGGTCGCGCAGTATCAGAAACGCATCTGCCTTTCGTGCATCGAGGTCGTCCGCCATGGGAATCCCGAGCCGCGTCCCCACGAAATACTCCTCAAGAAACGCGACGCTTTCGCCGGTAATCGACGACTTGGGACACTCCTGCGTCTGCACCTGCTTGCGGCCCCATACGATCCGCGGTTCGCCCCGCTGATCTTCGGGCAGGAATCCGCATCTGCGTTTTCGTTCCAGGCCGGTCTGTCTGCAGCTGCCGCAATCCCACCCGGCCCGGCCCGCAAGCTGCGCGCTTGCTAACTGGAAATGGAACGCGACGATCAGTTTTTTCTTTCTTGCTCGTTCAGCCCGCATTCAGCCTTAACAGCCGCGAGCGCTTCCTGAAAGAGCTCCTCGGGGCCGCTTTCGACCAGAGACACCGGCGTCGCCGGCTGCCCGTCGATTTCGATCCCGCGAACTTCCTCGAGTCCCCACTCGATATAAAGCCGATCGAGTTGCGCACCGAGCAGACTGGCCTCGATGCGATTCTTCTCTTCCCGGCCTGCCTCGAAGTACTCCAGCCTGACGGCCAGGTCCCGCACGCGCTTCAGCAGTTCCAGTCTCCTGCCGAAAGTGATCCGGGCGATGACAAACTCAACGCCCGGCCATCCTTCGGAGCAAACCACCGTTCTGCTCTGCCAGTCTCTTGAACTCTTAACTGTGCTCATGGGCTTAGCCGAACGCAATCGAAATTTCGTTATCCGCCGAGCCCTGCGCCCGCGTGTCTTCGAACTTCCATTTAAGACGCGTCTCGGAATCGTCGAACTCCGGCACCACGGGTACCACGCTGGGCATATAGATCCCCATCAACTGCCCGCCTACCTGACCCAGTTGCAGCATCACTCCCATTGGAACCTGCTGCCTGGCCGCCTGGTACAACGACTCCGTCGCCGTGTCGTCCTGCCCGAACAGCTCAAGCGAAATCGAAACCTCCCGCGGACCCGGCGAGATCCCCTGCGGCAGAATCGATCCAAACTCGTTGGCTCGCATATCCACGTTGTTCTTGATCTGAACCGATGCCGATGAGATGGTCAAAAACTGATTCGCTATCACGCCAAGCCATACTTCACCCAGATTTCCAGGCACCGGCGAATAGGAAAAATCCCCCACCGCGGGCTCGGCCGGAAACGTCGTCAACCCACCCTGATTCGTCGTGAACGAAGCGCTGTCCAAAATGTCCTGCGCCTTGCCTTTGAACTCGAACTCGTGGAAATCGCCGTTAAGCTTCACGCTCATCTGGTCGACCGCCACCCCCGCCAGTACCCGCTGAATCGCAGTCGAAGGGTCCCAGTAATCGAAGACGCTCACGCTCGGCAGCGTCTCGGCAAGACTGTAGTTTGCCGTCGGCCCCAGCGGGACCCCCACCACCGGGATTGTCGAGAAAGGAGCGTTGAGGACCACGGTGTTCGGATCGGCAACGGCCGCCACAAAACGAATCTCGCCTCCCGAAGCTACTGCCTGCCCGGGATTCAGACCATGCGGTGCAGCGAAAGCTATCGTCGACGCAGTCGTTCCCGTGCTGGGCGTTCCGCCGGCCCACAGCACGCTGGCCCCGCCCATCGTCGCCTGAAACAAAGCGTCGTGCGGAGGCGGTACTGTCATATCGGGCCAGTCGCGCATGTACGTCTTCATGTCGTAGCTGGTATCGGTGCGCAGCCCTTGCGGAGCGCCCGCCCAGGTCCGGCTGCCTGTCTTATCCTTGCGCTGAGTCTTAGCTCGCTTCAGTTGCGCGGTCATGGAGACAGCGGGAATTCGATTCGCCGCTGTAATTGCCGGAATGGCGCCGTATGCGCTCTCAAGCGCGCAGTACCACCGGTTTGCGTTTGATGAAATGTATGCCATAGCCTACTTGCTGACCTCGATTTCAAATCCGACGCGCGCCCGTTGCAGAAAATTCTGCCCGCCCCGCGCGACCGGTTCGTACTGCACTTCGTAACCACCCGAATAAAAGCATCCGTTGCCCCACGTGCCCCGAGAGTCGTCCAGCAACGCACAGACTGCGTCCACATAAACCTGAGCGGCCGCTTCCAGACCCTCCAGCCGGTCCTGCGTGCACCGAACCTCTGCAACCACGTGTGCTTTGCCTGAAAACTGCCGGAATTTTTCTTTCAGCGAATTGGACAGCTTGTCGCAATAAACCAGAATCGCGGGATATCTGGCATGCCCTGTTTTTTCTGCAATCTCCACGTTTGCGTTCAGCGCCACGATCGACCGCACTCCCGGTGCCGTCAGGGTGCTGTCGGCCTGCTCGATGACGCCCAGCCGAACGTTCACTCCGTCTGTAGTCGACTTGAGTTTTGTCAGAACAAAATCTACGATCGTACCGGTTGTGCCTGCCATTGCCTCATCCCCTCAGTAGAGTCCGCGCCAACGGGCGCACAAAATCCGGATGTTGTCCCTTGCCGGGACCTCGTCCCCCGGTGACCACGCCGGGAACATAGGTGAAACTCGCGTCCGGCGGAAGTGCAGTCGTGTTCTGAAGCACCATGCCTGTGTCCGACGTTCCCGCGTAGATATTGAACCCGACAACCCCGCGGGGCGGGTTGGTGGCGGACACGGTCATCAGATTGTTGTCCGGAACCGCGATCGACGCCGGAAGCGATGCCGCGCCTTCCTGTCCGGCCGCATTCACCCACGCCACGCTCGCATAGAATGTCCCGCCCGCCTGAGGTCCCGCCGTGCTTCCCAGCAAAGGAATCGCAGCTACGTGAACCGGATCGTTCACCAGCCCCAGCCCGCTCGCCAGGAATCGTTCATACGCGTCCCGGCTGAGTCTTGTATACTCCTCCCACCGGGCCTGATACCGATCCACCAGCTGGCTGAAGTAAGCGTCGCGGTAAAACATGGCCAGTGCGGTCATCGTCTCCCAAAGTTTCAGCGGCGGAGTTACCACAATCTGCTCGGGCTTCAGCATCGGCCCCCATATCGACTCGATCGTCGGGCGAGGACGGTCCAGCCAGAACTGAAGGTCCGTGGCCAGTTCGTCGTGCGCCAGCGCAAGCTTGGTCGTAGCATTGATTCCGCAGCTCTGCGCCACTTCCAGCAGACCGGAATCCTGATTCGTCAGATCGTCGATTCCCGACGCGGGCCCATCCACAAACAGCGCCATCGTTATTTCCTTTCTTTCGGCTTTCGGGTATCCGTCTGGGGAACTACGACTACCTGCATACGCCGCGCCGCCTGTTCAACCTCGTAGCGCTCCAGTTCTTCCTGCCTGATTTCCAGAAATTCGTTCTTCTCTTCCGCCGTCGCCACCCGCGCCCGGCCCTCTGCAATCAGCTTCGCTGCAATTCCTCGCGGCGCTTCTGTACGAACCCCCGCTTTGCCGCCTTCGGACGTAGCAAGGCTCACCACGACAACGTGATCCCCTTCCAGCAGCGCCTCGGTCTCCCTGATCTTTGTGTAATAAGCTCGCAAATCCATTGAGTTCCTCTTCTCTCGAAAATGTCTGTGTTCTTGCGGGGGCAGGCCGGTAAGCCGTCCCCGCAAGAGCATTGGTTACTTAGCTGTTGACCTGAACTGCGAAGTTATTCCGCAGAACGGCCACGCCGTAGAGCACGTCGACCGTGAACTGCTGCGAAAGCGTGTTCGGCTGATAGCTCATCGTGACGCGCATTCCGAAGTTGCCCAGTTCGGCGTATTCGGCGATGGCGCCAGTACCCGGCAGCGGCTGGGGCAGGCGGCGGATCACCAGACCCAGAGCGTCCTTGCAGAACGCCAGGTTGTGGGTGTTCACCGGTGAGGTGCCCGTCTTCTGCACGTACTGCGAGCGGAATACGTAGAAGTCTTTGATCTTCCCGATGGTTCCGTCCACCAGCGTGCGCAGTCCGGCTTCGCCCGTGTTGTGGAACTCGCTGAAGCGCGGAATCTGGCGCATCGCCGAGTAAGTGGCGCTGTCGACCACCAGATACTTCGGTTCGCTGGAAGGCACCTTCGCCGTGAACAGCGAAGTCTCGGCCTGGTCGATAACCGCTTCGGTGATCGACGTTCCGGCCGTGCCGAGCGGAGTGTTCGCGGTGAAGCCCGCATACAGGTTCATAAGATCGCTTTCGATCTTCTCGGCGATCGCGATGACCGCCGGCTGCATGTAGACCTTCAGAAGGTCCGGCACCGCCAGAACCTTGGTCACATCCGGAATCTGAAATGTCGCTTCGGCGTGCGTGTTGAGCACGATCTGCGCGTTTCCGAGACTCGGATTCTGCGGCGTCACGGAGCCGCCTTCCGCGATGTTGTTGGCCACAAGCTGAGGCGCGATCGGAATGTTTACCGTATCGCCCGCCTGCGCCAGAGTCGGTTCATAATCGCGGTTCACGAGGTTCCCCATAATGAGGTTCCCCACAAGGGCCGGCAGCGCATCGGCGGCTACCAGCTTGACGATTGCGTTCGCGACATTTGCTGACGTAATGGATGGCATCTTTTCTCTTTCCTCTCTCTTCTGTTCTTCCTGGCTCCCAATAGAAAAAGGGACCGTTTCCGGTCCCTTCTTTCAAAGCCCTGTTTTAAACCCGAGCCGCCGCCGAAGCGGCGACTCGGCAATGGAGCTGACTAAGCTCCCCGCAGCGTTTGCGACGCGACCCGCAGGATCTCCTGCCGCACTCGCTCGAGCTCTTCCTTACTCATCGACGGGCTGATCTTGTCGATATCGATTGCGCCGGCATTGCTGTGCGACGTTGTCTTCTGTGTGCCCGTCATCCCGGTTCCACCCGCAATACGCGCGGGCAGAAACTCCGGATTCTCCTGTACGAAACCCGTCAGATACTCCGAGACCGGCATATCCCCGTTCTCTCCCCGTGCTACCAGTCGGCCGTCCTCGGTGCGCACGATTCCGTCCTGCACCGCCTTGAACGCCAGGTCGACCTTGGCAACGCCGAGCTTCTGCAGTTCCGCACGGATCGTGGAGTTGCGCTGTGCCTCTTCGGCCATCGCGCGACTCCGCTTGTTCTCTTCCACAAGCTCGTTCATGCGTTTCTCCAGCTGCTCTCTCCGGCGCCGCTCCTCCTGGAGCTCTGTCTTATAAGCCGGCTCCCGTCGGGCGCTGTCCTTGCGCATGTATTCGTCGATCGCCTGCTGTACGATCGATTGCACTTCGATAGGTCCTTCCAACTCTTACCTCCCTGAACTCTCTTCCGGTCTCCGCCATTGAGGGCGGCTCTCATTGGGCGCCGGCCGCTTCACGCCGCCGCGTCAATCTCTTCCGCGATCTGGTTCTTGATCTCCTGCCGAACGTCGCTCAGGTACTTCAGCGCCACCCGCTTGTAAACCTGCTTCGTGAGCGTCGGAGACTGGATCCCGAGATCCAGCAGGCTCTGCGCGTCCTTCGCTTCCGAACTGAAGTCGCTGATGTCGAATTCGTCGAGCCCCGTAACGTCGATAACCAGTTCATCCTGCCTGGCCGCCGCGATCGCGTTTACGACGTTTCGCATCGAGTCCTTCATTACGTTCCCGTAGGCGCCGAGTATCTCCTGCGTAACGCTGAAATCCCATTGCTTACTCAGGCCGGACTGATTGCCGCCTGAACCGTTGCCCGCCTGCTGCATCAGATAGGAAACCCGGTAAATCTCGTCCTTCAGGCGGTCCAGATTCTCGGCGGCGATCTGATAGACCTTACCCTCGGGTTCCATCCACCCGATTCGGTCCCCGGCGCCGAGTTGCACGTAGTAGCTCTCGCCCATGATCTGCTTGAACTCTCGGTCGGAATAGATCACCGGCGTTGAGAACAGTCCCATCGTGATAGCCCAGCCCAACGCATTGGACTTATTAAAATGCTCCAGCTGCAGCAGCGCGGCTTTATTCGTGAGCCAGAGGCCGTCGCTCAGCCGCAGCTCGAAGACTGGCACTCTGTTGATCGAAGCGAACCCGTGGGGACCCTGGTCGACCAACTCGATCCCTCTCTTCTGGTTCGGAGCGCCTTCCCGCTCCTCATAGATCTCGTAGCGAGTCCTGTCGTAGTAAATCCAGCGAGTTTCCTTCTTCCAGCCAAAAGACTTCACACTGTCCTGCTTCAGGCAGGACGTTCGGATAACTACCCATTCCATCTGTCCCCGGTCGTCGTAGCTCCAGTTGATGACCTCATCCGCCGTATAGCCCATCAGATAAGCCCGGCTGCGCCCTGATGCATCCTCGTCGGCCCGTGTCAGCGCAGGCGCCAATGTCTTCGGAAAATCGACCGCTATGTAGGACTTGCCGCACACCAGCGCCTCGGTAAGCTGTTCCTTGAAGAACTGCGTCAGCGTCGTGCCTCTCAGATCGGCGTCGTCTGTCAGGGTATTGAAAAACTTCTTGCCTCGCTCGTCCGTTCCCGTATAGCTGATAACCGGTTCCGTTCGAATCAGCGTAGCCATATACCAGTCGATAATCGAGCCAAGATAGTTCTCGTAGAATACCCGCGCCAGCCGTTCGTGATAGACGTCCATCACTTCTTTGTGCCGCCGTATCAGGTATTCGTCGGCGTGCCGGCGGAATTCCTCGCCGCCCGCATAAAGGTGACGGTACTTCCGCCACATGCGCGACCGCGAGGTGTAATCGGGATGTTCCTGTTCAATATGTGAATTCATCGCTCTTCCTCAAGAAAATTCGTGTCCTCAAAACAATCGCTCTCTGCGCTCGCCTACCGGCGCTCCCCGGAATTCCTGAAAAATCAGATACCCCAGCGCATCCGAAGCATGCGTCCGAAGCCGGTCCTTGTTCTTATCGATCTGCATCGAGTCTTCCATGTACGAAACCTGCTCGAAATCCGAAATCAACTCCCTGCATCGGGGGTTCACAAGCAACTCGGTGTCGCCCCTCGCGCTCCGAAGCTTGGCGTTCACGGCGCCCACGCGCTCCTTCACCGGAGGATTGGCGCTGGGAACTCGGTACGACACACTCGTCGAGCGCTGCCTGAAGAAGTCCCGAATAACCGCATAGTCGGAAAATCCCGTCGTCTGCATCGAAGCTCCCGATGCGTCCCCGTAAACCACCACGCCCGCCCGCGGCGCGCCCACCCGCTTCTCGAACTCCTCGCAAGCCGCCTGCGTCGTCGCTCTCCGCAGCACGATCTCATCCACCACATGCACCTCGCTGCCGTGCACCTGCGCAATCACCGAAGACATCGGGTCCACATTGAAGTCCACCGCCCAGAAAACCGGCCGCATCGGATCCAGCTCGACGGCCCGCAGATTCCCCGGCCTCGTGAAAGCCTGGTACACAAGGCTGCCCTTCGAATTCAGGTAATCCCCAAGAACTTCCTGTCGGAAGAAGTTCTCGTCGTAACTGCCCTTCAGTCGCTCGTAAAAGTCCGGCGTCTGCTCCAGCAGAAACCGGTTCTCATAGGGTCGCGCCAACACCACGTCATACCCCGGACCCGCATTCTGAATAAACCTCCGGTACACCCAGTCGAACCCTTTTGGGGTCCACACAGCGAACCCGCCCAGCCTCTTCGCCTTGGGGTCCCGTAAGCGCCCTTCCAGCCTCAGCCACGCCTCTTCCTGCGCATACGTCAGTTCGTCGATCCCGAACCATGCCAGGTTCGTACCGCGCAGCCTCTCGAATTCGTCTATCGACCGCAACAGAATCCTCGAACCCGAGTCCTTCAGCGTCAGTACGTTCTCCGACTTGTGATGCTCATGCGGAATCTCGTTCTCGTTCAACACCTCCGTCAGCGACGTCAGCGTGGAATCCCGCAGCATCGGATAGGTCGGCGCTCCGATCAATCCGACTCGCCCCGGATTCTGATAACTCAGACGCAGCGCCTCCTGGCACAGCGCCTGGCTTTTGCCCGACCCGATCGGCCCGGAAAAACCTTTAAACCGCGCCGTCGAATCGTGAAACCTCTTTTGACTCGGCAGCGGCTCGTACTTTATCCGTCGCCGCTCGAATTCTCCCTTTTGCATTGAGCCGTCCACCCCATGACCACCCCTCCCGAGGAGCTGCCGTCGTCCACTTCGTCTCTGAGCAGTAGCAGCCTGAGATAGTCCGGTAATCCGAGGTCGCCGACCTCCAGTCTGCCCGCGAGATCCTGCAGCATCTGCCCGAGTACGTTCTCCAT